ACCAGTCGCCAGTAGTCTGAAGTTGACGGTGTCGGTAATCGCGTAATGCGTTGCCGTGCCTGTGGCCGTCACGTTTCCCCCTGTCAACGCTTGCACCGTCACTTGCCGACCGTTTGGCGAACCGGCGGCTGGGGCACCGATGGCGGGCCCGTCGAGCGTTTTATTGCCTAAGGTGAGCGTGCTGTTGGCCTGCGTGTAGGTCGTGGGCTCGCTGCTGCAAATGTCCAGCCTAGTGGCCTCGGTGTCTAAAATCTTAAGTCCTTCGTCAAAGACTCGATCATTCAGAAATGGCATGGCTTATCTCCGTTGCATTGTTTAACGCATTAGTTGTGATAAAAAAATTGAACAAAAAAAGACGAGACTCAAGCAATTCTCCGCTTCAGTTCAACCAACTCGCGGTGTAAATCGAACATCGACTTCCGAAGTGCCTCACGATCCGTCTCACAATCTTGAAGTCGCGAATTCACTACCGTTAGCTGCCTATCGAAATGTTCAACCAGCGTTTGCTTTGCTTGCTCGAATCGATGGAACAGATAAACCACCGCGCCCGTCAGTGAGCCGCAGACACCTGTGCCGATGATGTAGATAAGGCTGTCTTGGCTCATGTGAAGACGCTTTCTTTTGTCCAGTCAATGTTTCTTGGCCCAGGAACTTCCATGTCCGATCGCCCAATCATCACCGTCCATTGATGCGAGAGCATCTGGTTGATCGCTTGCGGGTCAACGTAGGCGTATCCACCAACCCCCCAGCGTGACCCCCACGAGTTCTTGAGCAATGCCCACCAACCCTTGGTGGATTGAGAACCCACCTCTGCATCCGGCAGGTAGCCACAGAAAACGACCGCATGCCCGCCACCACCTGGCGACCATCGACGAATGCAGCCTTTGGCATCCGGAGTCATCGTCGAGTTCCACGCGATTCCGATTTGAACAATCCCGATACCGGACCCGATATACTGCCGCACCTCGTCAGCCGATCGAATTACTGTGTGCGTCTTGAGCTTGTAGTTCTTTGCGTTCTCGCTCATCGCTGGGGTAATCCAACCCCAACCCGGATAGCTAGACGTGTATGGCCCGATCTGCTCCAAGCAGATTCCTTCCTTCGCGGTCTTTGTCCCGCCGCTTAGCGTGCTTCCCGAGTCGCCTCGAATGTTGTCGAATTGCTGCGAGCGGAGGTAGGCGTACATTCGCGACAACTGGATCACGTTCCCGCCTGTTGCCGTCGCCCAGCAGAACTCCGCACACTCGGTCAAGCTTTGGCCTTGGCACGATCCGATCTGGCCCTGGTTCTCGACCTTGAGCCATCCCTTTTCCGCGAGTGGACTTTTTCGCGGATCAACCTTGGCTGGCACATCGCCGAACGTCGCGAACAAGCAATCAGTCGAAGACGAAGCGATTCCTTCGCGGTCCTCGAGTTCGATGCGATAACCGCCAACCGGCAGATCGGGTTCGGAAAAATCTAACTCGCTCATCGACCGATCAGCCTCCGCAGTGCCGATCGCACTGGTTTCCTCACCGCAGTTTTCCCCGTACTTTTCCCCGTACTTTCCCCAGACACCGATTCCGATTCCGTAACAAAATCTGGTGCTGTTTCGTTACGAACTGGAGTTACGCATTTGCCGTTCACGCAATCACTGGAAACCGTTGGCAACCGATTTGAGAAACGTAGTGACGGCACCTCGATTGCCGTCGTCGAATTCGGTAGGAATCCGATCATCAAGAAGGTTGCTGAGATCAACACTAGCCGCACTACGAACGTCATCGAGTCTCTCCTTAAGTTGCTTGTGAAGTTGTTCTTCGTTTGTGATTTCCTTGTCCTGCACTTGCATCGCTGCCTTCGAGAACTCGTTGGCATAACCAAGAGCAGTCTCTTCCATCATTTTCTTCGCAATCGATTCCGGCTTGCCGTCATCGACGCTCGGCTTTGGCGTCTTTTGCCAAACCATGAACGCCAAAACAGCAACCAGCACCCACGGAATTAGGCTTGCTTGCTTTACCTCAGTCGTCATCGTCAACATCCTCCGTTTCGTAATCGACTGGTTCATCCGATGACGGCACAACACTCGGCTCGTCGATTTTGTTTTCGAGCCAATAGCGGAACAACAGCAATGCGATCTGCAACAGCAACGCGACCAAGGCAGGGTCAAGTCCGTACAGTCGAGGATCGTTCTGAAAATCGATCGCCGCATCTTCGCCCTTGCCGTCGGACTTGACCCACGCCATACGCGCCGCAGCTCGCGTCAGTAGACGCATGCGGAGCCGCACGTTGCCCATTCGATCCAGGCCCTCTTGCATCGTCATTCCACGCATTACGCTGGCGCCTTTGCCGAACTAGACCGCAGCGATTCGCCGACCACCCACGAGCCAATCAAAATGGCCAAGTCGGTAATCTGTTCCTCGGAGAGAGGCAAGCCAAGCTTGTCCTTTAGAACCACGGCAGCGATCGCACCAACGCTCACCCAGAATCGACGGCTCTTGAGCAAATCTTGCACAAACGGCGGCATGATATGGTTTCTTTTGTTAGCAGGTTTATTCGAAATATTCAGGTTCAGGGCGGGCAGCGTGAACCTGCCCGCCCGAGAACTACTTTTTACTTACAGCACCTGAGCGCAAGCCCACCAATCGATTGACAGGATGTGGTTTGCACCTGTTTCGTATTGGGCAGCAGCACAAAAGTTCATGTAGAGGCTAGGCCACGGTGTAGCACCAACAATCGCAGAACCCATGCGAGCAGCAACAACTTCTTCACCATTGACAAACACCGAACACTGCCTTCGCGCTGCATAGTAGCGGAAGCCAGCCTTGATGTAGGTGTCAGCAGCAAGCGTCACAACGTTAGCTCTTGCGGCTGCAGTTCCGCTAGCTCGCTGATAAGACAAGCTCATCGTGTTTCCTTGAGTTCCCAAACGGGTAAACCCAAGAAAATTGTTAGACGCCAAGGCACCAGCATCAGTAAAAACACCGTTGTCAGCACAAGCCCCAGTGCCAGCCAGACCAATAAAGATGTTGCTTTGAGAACCTGTCACTGAAGACACCTTGAACCGACACTCAAAGGCCAAGTCTTGGTTTCTTGCTGGGATGACGTGAAACGGCATTGTTGCGCCGCTTCCAGCCTGAAGAATAGCAATGTCTTCTGCGGTACTTGCATCCGCTTGCAAAGCAATAACTCCAGGGCCGTTTTCGTTAACTGAAGGCACAGTCGTTGGAACAACGGCAGCTGTTGGGATTACTGCCAAGTCGTTGAATCCGATGTACGTGTTTCCATTTGACTGGAAAAACGTTGTGGATGTAGACAAAGGACACGTCGCACCGAAAGCGTCGAAGTCATCAAACAAACCGCGAACTTCGCTTCCGCTCGGTGTATTTGGAAACATGTTGCCAACAGGCGGCGCAAACCCTCTCCAAAGCTTAGGAGAAAGAAGGCGGTTCTCAACTTCATCAAATAAAGTCTGCATTTCAAAAGCCTTTCAAAAGCCAAAGTCTACCCGAAGTAAAGCCGGGTCTTGAAAAATGGCGGGCGAATTTAACGTCTGCCCGCCAGAGACGTTTATTAAGTCGCTGCTGACACGATGTCAGCAATGACATTAAGCGGTTTCTGTTACGGGAATAGTGCTGTAGCCACGGAAGTTTCCGCGACGGTTGAAGCAAACCATCTGAACCGAGTCGTCCATGCATCGAACGCGAACGTTGCTCATCTCTGGGTGCTGGAACGCCTTTCGCTTACGCATCTGCCGACCAGCAGCATAGTACGCTTTGAAGGTTGCCCAGTTGACACCAAGAATGATTCCGTCCGTTCGAGCATTGACGCTTGCAGAGTTCGTCCACGCTGGAACCCAGGTCATTGGAACACCACGGACGAAAACAGTGCCGCTACGAGCAGCCATGTCGTCGCCAATGTTGTCGTTTCCAAGCTGTAGCAAACGCCGACCAGCTGCCAAAACGCTGTGGGTAGTCAACAACTCCCAATCGCTGCGCTTTTGGTCAACGATGTCAGGTCGCTGAACAGGCGGAGTAAACTGGCAAAGGTCCATCGAGTTGATGACCTTTTCAACAAAGTCGCTTCGGCTGACCGTTGTGTACGGGAAGGTCCGATTACGCCACTGTGGATATTGAGCACAAGAGATACCACCAACACCATTAGCCCCCCAACCCACTGGTTCAAATCCGTTGAAGCCTTCAGGAGCGTTGTTTTCGGTAACGCTGTCATTTGTTGCGGTGATCCACCACAACAGGGACGCAACCGAAAATGGAGACTGCGTTGGTCCAACGGGACCGGGGCCAAACACCAAATCCTCCATGCCCGTGTAAAACGATGTCATCAGGTCACGTTCCATGTCCTCGATGTAATCGTAAATCTGACGGCCACCAGTTCGGAAGATTTCTTCGTCGATGTCGTAGTGGTAGTTATTTGTGGTCAACGCCCACTTCAACTCGCCTTGGTCAAGCGTATTGACCCGAGTCGAAGAGTCTCGGTGATACAAACCAACCGTCTGGAAGTTGTCGTTGGTATTGACTTTCACCTTCCATCGGCATTCCGATGTACTCATCGTGTCTTTCTTCAGGTTCCCTGAGAAAAGTCGCGATGCGTACTTGTATTCCTGCAACGGCAAGGACAAGTCCTGAGCTGCAAGCTGTTCTTCTCCAGCAAACTTCTGGTGAATGCTGTTGACAAAGTCATCAATCTGTTCAATCGATAGTGCCATTTGGCCAATTCCTTATATGTTTAAGACCGTTCGAGTTCCTTGTAAAGTCGGTCTGCCTCTTCGCGAGGATCTTCGCGAGGTGGTTGCGGCTTTGTCGGGCTTCCACCCAACCGCATTTGACTTTGCCTCGAAATTCTCTGGGTTTGTTGTTTGAGACGTTTTTTACCAATCTCATCAGCGAACACCATATTGGCTACTCGACTGACTAATTGGTCCGTGAGTTCTGTCGAACGACCCAACCGCTCAAGACCAATCATCTGAGCTTTAACAGCCACATGAAGGTCTTTTCTGCGTTCTAGTTCCTGCTCAGATTCTTTCCCAGTTTTGCCAAACAATTCAGCGTAACCAAGAGAATCTACATAGCTGTCGAACCGCTCTTCCTCAGACTTGGCATTCACATAAGCAAATTGCGACTCCAGACGTTCTAGTCGAGATTCATAATGGTCTCGCAATCGCGAAAACTCATCAACAATCTCGTCGTCATAGAGATCCTTGCTTAAGGAAACCTCGTACCGATCGCTCGACTTGCTAACAGCAGAATCTTGATCGTCCTCTTCCTTGGTATTTTGTTTCTTGGAGAATTGACCCTTCTCATTACGAGTAGGTTCTTTTTCGCTTTCAGCCATAGCTTTGCGGCCAGCTTCAAGCGCCTTTTTGTCCATGAAACGCAAAACCTTTTCCAACTCATCGCGATTGGCAAACTCCGATACCTCGGAATCATCAATACCGTACGCGGCCATCTCGGCTTTCACCTTGTCGTCGACCCATTCAGGAAGACTTGTAGTTTCGCCGGTATCATCGCTGTCGGATTTAACCTCAGCGGCTTTTTCGCCGGATTTCTTCTCGGCTTTTGGTTCTTTTGTTGTTTCTGTGTTGCTTGCGACATCAACGTCTGGCTTTTCTTCGCCTCGACGTTCTGCAGCAACCTCTTCAACAACCGCATCAGCATAAGCTTTTAAGCCTTCACTGTCCAGTTTTTCCATTTCGACTGTTTCGCTAGGCATCTCCGTAACCTCCATCTAAATCGCGAAGACCGCGCATTTTCAAGAATTCATTACGTGCGCGGCGACTTGTAAAACGAATTTGACCGCTATCTAAAACAGCAGCCCCTTGGATTGAATGCTGTTTGATCAACTGGCGTGTTTCATTAACCTGATTCCGCATTACGCCACAGCCTTCAGAAATGAGCGGATCGTGTTCGCTGTAAGTGTTCGGCACCATTGGCGTTCCAGAAAGCCAATCAGGTTTTTTTGGCAAAAGCTGATCAAGCTCTTCGTGAGAAACAGTTCTTCCGTTGTATTTGTAAGTTATTCCACTCATCAACCTGTTCCTTGCAACATTGATTCTCTTTGCTGCGAATTGATTTGCGGATTACCGCCCATCAAAGTCTGAATCAGAGCATTGTTTTTCGCCTGCTCTGTTCCACCTGCACTTACGTTGCGACGTATCGTTTCTCTCGTTGTTACTGGCGATTGCCTAACAGTGTTCTGGTCGCCACCAAGCATTTCGGCAGGTGCTGCAAAAGTAATAAATCGCTTAAACTCTGGCCTGTTTTTCAATCTGGCAATTTCGTCAACGATTGCTTCGGCATCGATCGATGCTCCCGACGCCTGGAACATTGGCCAAAGCGGAGCGATTTGTTGCAAGACTTGGAACAACTCTTGAAGCTTTTGTTCTGGCGTTTTGAAGACCATTGAATATGGTTCGACTCGAAAGTCATAGTCTTCAAACTCTCCATCCCGATAATCTGGCGTCCAGTCTGAATTAACGCTAATACCACTGTTCTCAACAGGCATAGCAGTCTTGAGTTCAAGCGTTGAGTCCTCCCACATCAATCTCCCTAAATCCAAAACAACATCCGAAGCAAACGAAACAACTGCCATTCGCATGTCTGCAACGTTTTTGGAAACGTTTCCATGAATCAGCTCCTCTTGGCCTAAAGTCGATGCCTGCTGACCGAGACCGCCCATTGCTTGCAAATTGCCAGCAAATCGGTCGTATTCCGCTTGTAGGAATGTCGCGAGAGCCATATCTCTTTGGTCAATCCCGCCTACCTGGAATTGCTTAATTTGCTCTGGGCTCCGACCTCTGTACCATCCATTTCTTTCTGATGTCCTGAGTCTTTCTGCGTCGTCTTCCATGCCTGGAGGGTATACATTCACCACGCGATGAGCATCGGAATCATCCTCCATGCGACGGTGGAGCCTATTCTGCAGGTCGTGCATACCCTTCAAGTTAATAGCTGGCGATGTCGGAATGACATTGTCTGGAGTGTCGCCAAGAGAAAGAAACTTGTACGGACCAGATTGACATCCAATCCATTCTCTTTCGATAAGCGGAGGCAAATCTGCTTGATCAACCGCAAACGTTGCGATGGAGTTGTTTTCTGCAATCCAAACATCCATCATCCATATCATGTCTTTCAAATCATCGTCTTCCGCGCTTCCCCAATCTGAAGCAATATCCCGTGCGGCACCGACAGAATCCTGATGCCGACGATTTGTTGGCTTTAATTTGTCTTTGACTTTCTTGTCGTACCCTGGCTCGTCCATGACCTTTTCGTAGTCAGCACGATACCTGTGACCGCAATATCGCATCTTGGTCAGTTCTTTGGCTGGCATGTCAAGAATCAGGTCGTCAATGGAAACTCGGTTAAACCAAGGCTGGCCTGGGTCCAACCAAACATCTTCTTCAGATTCAAGCATTCCATGAAAACGAGTGTCGGTGTCTCTCATCATTACAACACCGCACCCAAGACAGAAAAACGCATCCATGACAATTGCTCGAATCGTTTTATCAAGCGTCATATCGCTTATGAGTTTATTGAGATTTACCTCAAATCGAGCAGCAAACGGCAAGGTTTCCATTCGCGATGTGGAAACCAAAACTTGCGGATTATTTGCGGCAAGTGCAATAGTGTAGATGCGAGCTGTCTGGTTCATCAGGTTTACGAGCGTTTTGTTTTCCGCACCTGATTCTGCGTACCAAGATCCAACGTAATCCTTGATAAGCTCTTTTCGAACACGACGAAACGGCTCCATCGCATCACGCGATGAGCGTATGGCTTTAAGAAGTCTCGCTCGTTTTTCGTCGTTATCTAAATCAAACATCCACAGCCGAAATGATTACGGAGCTATTCCGAACTTATTTCGACTGGGTTTTATCTCCAGCCTGAGCTAGGTTGACACTGTGTCAAACAGCTTTTTTGTTAGACGCTGGCGATTTCGATCCTTCAAGAACCGCTTTTGTTTGAGCAAGATTCAGAGCAGACTGAGAAAAGTGCAGTGCTTTTTGAGCATCTGGCTGAGCTTTAACTTGGTCAGCCAACTTTGCAATTGCCACATCGATCTTTTCGCTTAAATCGTCTACCATCCTACACCAATCCTTCAGGTTTTATCCTTGAATCTTACCTACGCAACACATCGCGTATTCCATATCGTGGACTACCCGTGTTAATGCCGCGCCGCTCTTGTCGCTCTCTCCACAAAAAGCTTCCATATTCTGGATTCTTACCATTTTCCGTGTCGCTGTCAACTTTATCATTTGCGTTCTCTGATGAAAATATATACCAACACCCAGCTGCTGATATAGCACGGTCTGCATGGTTTTTATTGCCAGCGCCTTTATTTTTCGTTGGAACATGCAAAAGTTTGTCGCCGTCCCATTCATATTCTCCGCACTCCGTGATCATTTCCTCAGAACGCGGAATGTATAAACCGGCATCCATCGCCATTGAAATGCGATCAAACAGGTCTGCCTTGTCGGAATCTCTGCGAACTGGCCAACCTACTCTGCGAGTTTTTGTTTGAGATCCGAATTGTTCAGAGGTGCGATAAAACACATTCCAGTACCCGAGTTTTGCTATTTCATCCGCAAAACCTCCAGAATTGCCAGCGTCTTCCCAGCCGAGCAAAGCTTTGCGCATCCACACGCAAAGTGCTACTACGGTGAATGCAAACGCCCGAGGCTCGACTCCTTTGATTGCGTACTCCAGCACCTGTTCTCCGCTGCTGTTGTCGAGCATGGAGATGACGGAAGGCGTTGCGACTGCCGACATACCGCCCGACGCAACGTCGCAACCTGCCGTGTATGGTCCGAGCGGAGGTGAGTAATCTATCCCTGGGCGAAACCACAACCTTAACGGCCCATCGTCTCTTGGAGACAACCCTACAACTTCTGGTCGCTCTTTGTCGATCACTGGTACGCCCTGCCAAACAGGTCGCTTGCAATGTTCTTTTTTCATTCGCTCGAGCAAAGCAGGCTGGAAGCATTTACTGGCTGCGCCTTTTGCGTCCATGTCAAGTTCACGCGCAATAAATCGAGGTGTAGCACCTGGCAACAAACAATGCGAGTCGTACCAGGGAGATCTAAACTTTCCATCGATAACATGGCCACGACGTTCTATCGACCGCAACTCTCTAGCGTGAGTCTGCATGTACCCATCAACAGCCTCTTGCTCTTCCGGCCTGACAGCTTTTGCAATTCCGTTTTGCCTAATGTAAGCAAGTTTGGAATGAACGGGATTCTCTTTCCAGTCAAGAGAATAGACTCGAGGATTGTCTGGATCTGTGGCCGATTCGTAGAAGACTCCAGCGTCAGATCCAAACGTCGAGCATAAGAAAACGCAATTTGTAACGTGGGCAACGCTAGACATGATTTTGAAATCGACCCCGCCAGCAATGAACTCCTCAGAACCGACTTCGTCAAACGCAAACATGCTGGTTCGACCACCGCGAGCCACGTCTGCAGTTGCGGAATATCCAACCCAGATCGAGTTTGTCTTTGGCAGCTTGATTGTGTGGTCGGTGATGTTGCGATCGTACTTATCTAGCATCCACACTGGCAATTTATCAAGCATGGAAGACAGCTTGTTCATAACAGCCGACGGGTCTTTTGAGTCCATCATCTTCTCGTTACGAGAAACCAAGCCAGAAGAAAAACCATCCTCAAACAGGGCTCTTCTAATCTGAACGCCGAGATACGTGTAGGTTCCACCCTGGGCTCGCGACTTCTTTACCGTAGCGGAAACAGGATGACCTTCAGTCATCCCTTCGGTGATTGTTTCATCCATGCCTACTATCACCGCATCTTGATGCGGCCAAGGCACAAACGGACGCAGCTTGATTCTTTCACGAGGTTCTTCAACCCACAAAGCAAATGCGAAAAAGAAAAGCACATCTTGTTCGCACGCTTGTATAAGAACATTTCTAAATTGTTCGTCCACCAACGCTCGTTCTCGGCAACGAATTCGCCAGCGTAGATTTTCCTCGATTCCGCGAGGAACCAAATCGTAAAAAGGTGTGTTCATGCCAAGATTGTGCAAATTACAATCAACTTCGTCAAACTTGGCAAATATCAACTCCTTAGATTTCGCTCCAACGCCTCTTGCAACGACATGATCTTCAGGCGAGCCCGCAAGGTACTTTCGTTCAGTCCGTGCGATTCAGCCCATTGCTTAATCGTCATGCGCTTGCCAGCGTGTGATATTCCGCAGGATCCGCAGCTCGAGGTGTGACCGCTACGAAGATGATCAAGACGAACCTCGACCTTAGCTCCGCAGTCGCATGCGCAAAGAAACCGACGTTTGCCCGACGACTTTACCTCCTCGATGACAAACAATTCGCCAAACTTTGTTCCTGTTTCTACTTCGATTCTTTTCACTGTGTTTTCCTTGATAAAATGGCGATGCCAGATTATCCGCACGGACCAAAAAACGCAAACACGCCAAATAGGGCGACACCCTAGTTGACTGCTTGCGTTACGGGGGCTATCCTTGGAGTAGGAGACTTGTTTTCTGCTTTTTGCCAAGGAGATTTGCGATGACGATTGCCATGTATGTCCGCGTAAGCACTGAAGAACAGAACGAAGATGGTCAGCGTCTTGAGTTGAAAAAATGGATCGTTGCCAACGGAATCGACTACAAGTCCGTTCATTGGTACGTTGACAAAGCCAACGGATCTACGTTGGATCGACCGGAACTTGATCAACTTCGACGAGACGTTCGGAACGGGACCATTAAGACCGTGGTCGTTTGGAAACTTGATCGCTTGTCTAGAAACGCAATGCAAGGTTACAACCTGATAGGAGAGTGGTGCGACAAGAAAGTAAGGATCGTTTCCGTCACTGAGCCTATAGACCTTAGCGGGCTTATTGGACAGGCTATAGCCAACTTGTTTCTCACTTTCGCACAGATCGAAAAACAAAACATCAAGCAACGTCAAACTGCTGGTATTGAAGCCGCCAAAGAACGCGGCGTTTACAAAGGCAGAAAGCCGGGAGCTATCAAAGCAGGTGTCAACCTAAAAAAGGTGTTCAATCTTCGCGACAAAGGCTTTACGCAAGAGGAGATTGCTCGAGCGATGGGACTTAGCGTGAGCTCCGTTGCTCGCTACTTGCGACGAGAACAGGTCAGCAATTAGTATTCGCCGTTAACTCAGGTAGCGGCCCAATGTTTGTTGTACACTTCCCACCAAAACGTCAAGTCCGACTTCGTGTCGTCGTAATATTCGGCGACAAAATCCGATTTGAACGCTGAATGAACGTTTTCGTATAGCGTAGCCGTAATCACGTTTTGGTCCGGGTAATGCACGAAAAGCAAATCCGTCAACGCTCTGTAATTGCTGCCGCGAATAACGCCAGCTTCAATCAGAATCAAATGTTTCTTAAACTCAACACTGAGGCATGCGTTCAAAATCTTGCTTGAGGTTTTGTTAGTCCATCTCTCATCTGGGTAAGGAACATCCACCGTGAAGCCTTCGCAAATCTCGCCATCGTGGCTAAGGTGGTGGCGAAGCACCTGCCAAGCAATTGACGAGTAATCCGACGACACGGCCACAAGCGTTGAATTACCTGCGTTGTAGCCAGCTTCTTGAAGCTTATACGACAATCTCCTAATCATGAGTTGTTCAGACAATGGATCAACCGTCATAACACGTCTTACCAGCATGCTTTCTGTACTACTCATCGCTCACCTCATCCGAAAGCATTTTTTTGAGGTCTCGAGATTCTTCAATTAAACGCTTTCCTAGCTTTTCCAACGACTCGACTGCTCGAAGCTTTACGTCTATTTCTACATGCAATAACAATCGATCTCGCTCCTTGGATGATAGCGACTCTACCAATGTAGCCGCATCAAGGTGAAAGTCTTTTTTTGGACCAGCCTTGCTGTCAATAAGTTGCAACCGACCAGAAGCTCGTACTGCTTGCTTCCTATGCCACTCAGCAAGAGACTTGACATCCATTTGCATCGCCCTTTAGTTACTTACTGCACCAAAATCGATCGTCTAGGAGTCTAACCCAAAGCAACTACGCCGCATGAAGCGAAATTTGAGTTGCAAACCATCGACCGCACAAACATCTTAGCATCACGCTAGCCTATCTCCTACGAGGCCAGACGTACATCGGCGTTGTCAGATAAGGATTTCCCGCACCGTATCGATTCCGAATACTGTCTGGTGAGTACGGATTTCCATATCGCCCGTACGGATTGGAAATCGAATCAGAACGATATCGATTTACACTGAACTCCCCGTAATACCACCCTTCACTAGAGTAAATCCTCGGCGGGTTCGAAGCATACGGGTTCGTCCAAGAATAATCGCTGTACGGGTTTCCGTATTGGCTGTACGGATTCATCAACCCATCTGATCTGTACGGATTTCCAGCACCGTACGGATTACTTAAAGAGTCAGGATCGTACGGATTGCCTCGCAAGTCGCCCAACTGCCCATACGACACCGAAGAAAACAACACCACTAACAAAACACCCAACAAAGATCGCATCGAACTGTCTCCTATGCACAGACAACCAAAACCACTACTCAACAGACATTCAACGTACCACTATTGCCCCAAAGACGCAACCTAAATACACCAGTCAACAAAAAACAGCATCGCGGCAGGAGGTAACAAGCACCCGTACCCGTCCGGATCAATTTCCGGTTGGAAACGGTTTCAGACGAATCAGGAGAATTTCCCTCCATGGCTTCCGTTAGTTTTCATCTAACTGAGTTAGTTTTCATCTAACTGAGTTAGTTTTTGGCTAACGAAGCCTCGTAGCTTCGTATTTTCCGTTTTACGAAGGACCGGGGGACAAAACTAGGGAACAGATGGGGAGCAGTTGGCGCAAACCGGACCAAACCGGACCAAACCGGACCAAACCGGACCAAACCGGACCAAACCGGACCAAACCGGACCAAACCGGACCACTAATCGTTACGACAATCTGCCTCAATGAATCATCCACTCCTTGTGCCTCCTGCTGTAACTACACAACCGCTTCTTCCTCAAAACCTGCATGGCTCGAGAACACCTACGACGATCCCCCATATCGCTGCACTCAATAGGCGAAATCAAAAGAATCGAGTCCAAGGAAACCCACCGACGCTCAGAAAACTGAGTCTTGTAATCCACCAACGCAAACTCCAACGTCTGCACCAACTCCTTAAACTCATACTCGTAAGCAAACATCACCTAAGCCCTCCCGAAACCAAAATATCAGTATGGACCCGACAGAGCAAATGAAAATAGGCATGCGTTGGAAGGGGACATTAACGTCCCTCCTGGCCGCGAGGGGGTGGGGTCTGGGTTGATTTCCGGTCCGTCGCACTGGTCCACCCACTCCCAGCCACCGAGACGACCGACCGCAGCCGCAACGTCGATCCCATCGCCGAACACCCGTCAAATAGGGTGCGCAGCCCAAGAACACCGGAAACGCAGGGAAAACACGCAGAAACAGCGTGATAAAACACCTATCATCAAGCGTATACCCTAGCAGGCATGGCATATTGGCAGTCGGGGGGCAATCACCCCTCGACCATCTCTGCGAGGAGTTTGCGAACCTCATCGATCGCCATCCGTTCGCGGCGAACGTGTTCCCGTTCGTCTTCGAGCTGGGCGGTCGCTTTCGCGGCTACATCGACGAACTTCGTGTAGGCCCTGATTGACGTTTCCAACCAGCCTAGGGCAGCGTAAGACGGTGCCGGAGTCAGCGCTCGGGACAAATCCACCAGCGACCGCTCACCAGCCTCCCTGACGCACTGCAGGCGGTTTGCCTGCACCCACTGGATCTCAGCGGCGAGGGGCGCATTAGCGGGCAACCGGGGCCAATCCGGCGGCAGATCGCCCAGGCCGATCACCTGGGAGTCGCCGTCTCGCGTGCGTGGGTCGGAGCCAGCCTCACCCACGGCAGCGCCGGTCGAACGGAAAGCCGCATCCCCCTCCTTGCCATCGTGGCTCCGTGGTTGCGGTTGGTGATCGTCGTGATCGTCCTGGATGCCGTCATTAGCGGCGGAGGGTCGGTTGCTCGCGGGAGTCGGATTAATAAGTGGCGGGAACATCTTTTCGACGGCGAGGTACGCTTGCCGTTGTGCGTCCTCTCGCGACACACCAGCGGCCCGAGCTTCCCTGATCAGGTCATCCTTGACAGCGGCGGCCTCAACCCAGCGCCCTTCAGCGTGTATCCGCTTGTTGATGCGGTACTTCATCTCTGTAAGCGGTTCAATCATTGTAGCTCTGCTGCGTGCCCTGGACTCTCTTGTGCCCAGGAAATCTACCAAATTTCAGCGCCGACGCAAACTCTGCGGGTGCGGTCGTCGATCCTGCAGCGACTTCCCCGCCGCGTTCCCAGTCAAAATTCCGAAATAACTTTCCTGACAAAACACCATCGAAATCCCTGCGAAAACCGCGATTTGAACCGTTCAACTCGGGTCTTTCTCGGAAACCCTAATTGACGGCTTTACTGCGGTCCGATATTCTGGACAGAGAGACCGGGATTCCCTCGGTCAAAAGAGTTCTAGCGGCTCCGCAAGGGAGACAGAGAGATGGTAAAGCCAAGCAAGAGGTTGTTCGATTTATTCCTGCGATGTAGCGAACTGGAATGCGTCCTGAGAAACTGGTCCACTGACGACCAAAAGGCAATGCGCGATTACACCCTCGACGAGTTGATCGGGCTTGCCAGGGAACGACTGGAAGAGTTCCGCGAATCTGGACACGTGCTGCATGAAGGGCGATTTTCGGACGATCCTGACGAACGTAAGTACTGCCGCGAAGAGATGCGGAAGGTTCAGGTTTGGCTTAAAAAGTCGCAAGCCGAACGCAATCAAGTTCAGGTTAGCTAGATTCACCTGCCCTTCCGCCGGGTGGGCTCCGGCTTTTCAACAAGGGAGATAGAAGATGGCATTAGTCTACGATGTTTTGCGTAATGGCGTGTATCAGCGACAGATCGTAGTTGGTAGCAAAGATGAGGCTCAGCGCTGGGTTGATGCTTACATGTCCGGTTGCACGATCACTCTAGCGTATAGGTTCTAGTGCACTAACGCCCAGTCGCCGGGATGGGCTCCGGCTTTTTCAACAAGCAAAGGAAACGTAAGATGAGCACAACACGAATCAACACAGTCGACAGCCACGGCAAATGGGCAGTAGTTACCGAAAGCCAAGGCACGACAGCCGAGTATTGCATCACATGCTTCGACAGCAAGAAAGAAGCGATCGAATGGATGAACGAAGAAGGCGATGCAGGAAACGATGCGGAAGTCATGCTGACAAGCAAGGCTCTCAAAATGTACCCAGATTGCGTTATCCAATAATGCTGTGCAGGCTAGATGCCCCGCAAGGGCAAGGAGAACAAATGAACAGGTTAACGCCGACAATCACACTGTCCGAGTACGAAGCAATCCATCCCGATTACCGGGGAATATGGACGACCGAACGAACGGATCTTCCTGATTGGGAATCGATCCGAGACCAGTACATCGGCAAACGCACGATGATGGCGGGCGACGGTACTTGTACGCTTTTGATCGAGGGGCTTAGCTTTGAGATCGTTGAGGACGGTAAACAACCAGGGGAGGAAGTATCGTGAAAAAATGGATCTTGGTTTTGGCGCTGGCGTTGTCCTGCGGTTGCGCTGGGCAACGCGCGAGGGTAGTAGTCACGAGGGTCAACGGTGAGCCCTCGGTAAGTTTCGAAATTGAAAGGCAGGAGATTGAACATGTTGCGAATCGGTAGTTTGGTTACGGTGGTCAGGATGGGCAAGGATGGTGAGTGGTTTGTTCCGAACTTTGAAGAAGACTCAAATACAGGGACAGTCATTGCAATCGAATTGGATGATTGCGACGGATACGACAGGGTTGAGTCTCTGACGATCCGGTGGAACAATGGCAAGGTCGAGTCAACGCAACCAGAAGGCGATGATTCCCAAGGACCGTGGGAGATCGCGGACGCAACGCCGCAACTGTACGCCAACTTGTACCTACATGATCGCGAGTATGGCGGACCCGAGGAAGGTGGTTGGTGGTATGATACCTACACGCCTATCGATGGCGATTGGATGACCGAACCGCCTCAATACGGTCACTTTCCGACTGTACATGAGGCTGAGAAAGCGATGGAAAAGCTAACACCATGGTGCGAGGAGGAAAACAAGTCGCGCCGTTCACCTTCATCTATGGCGTCTGAAGGGCATTTTGTAGCTCGGCTGGAATCTTGGCCAGCAGAGCCAAGCCCATCTCGCAGACCGTACTACTGTTAAGTACAATCTCAAGAACCTCCACCCTCCCCGTGCAGCCCTAAGCAAGCTGTGGCGCAAGCCTCCTCGGGGGGGTGGGCTTTTCTCACTAAATCGCGATGCAAATTGAATCCATCCCGATTTCTCCTTTGGGGGCATTTTTTAACATTGCCGTTTTGTAATTTTCCCTTTGGACTCTAGTGGCCGTGGGTGTAGGGGAGGGAGCCTAAGCGGACTCCCCGTAACCCCACCCACGTAAGTCCATCGGGGACGATTCGGACCACTTGTTTTCGACCTGTTCCCAGATCAAAAAACCCTTAAGGGGGAACAGGTGTTTTGGGAACAGGTCAAACCGTGATCAAGTGCCACTGTTTTGACCCCCTTTTTCCGGTCTCAAAAGCGATCAAATTTTCGTAAGCCAAGGCCTCCAAAATCGACGTCAAATCGCTCTTCCTGACCTTCAATTCACGCTGGAGGTCCGAAGTGCTAACGGCGGGATTTCCGCCAATAGCCTCTAGCAATCTCTCCCTCAGATCGGTGACTTCGTCCTCTTTTTCTACCTCCGTTTTGGCCTTCTTGGCGGCCTTCTCAAGCTCGTCAAATTCGGTCGGGGAACGTAGTGTGGATTGCCAAGTCCGGTGTGGGTAAACGCCGTCGAAGGCCTCTAAAATGTTCAGGCCTTGGTGGCCGGCGGACCCGCCCCAAGAGAACCAAACTTTGTGGTTTCCGTCCTGCTTGTAGGCCTCTCGTCGCTTCAAAAGAAGAAATTGGCGGGCAAATTCGGCCATCCCGCTTTGAGACAGATCCTCAAGTTCGGGGGCTTCGCTGTAGGTTCTTCCGGTCTTTCGGAAGTGGTGCAACAGAATCAAGGTGATCCCGGCTCGGTGGATCCGTTCGGCAATCAGCTCGAGCTTTTCTCCCATCGCGTAGATATTGCTGGCCGCTTCGCCGGCTCGAAGTGATCGGTAAAGGGGGTCGATGAAAACCGTGTCAATTTCCTTGTACCGAAGCTCTTCGATCAAGTCGTCGACACACTTTTGATTGTCCAACTTAGGCAGCTTGAAGCCGATTTCCAGCCGATCAAGCTGGCGGGCTTGGATCCCACGGGCTTCGGCAATGGCCCTTATCGTGGTTTGGAGCGTACTTTCGCCGGACTCCCCGGAAATGATCATACAAGGCCTTGGGTTCGGTACGGCGAATTTCCCGAGGAATGGCGTCCCCGTCACAATGCTGACCGCCATGTCCAAGGCAATTGACGTTTTGAGCGTTTTGGAGGGCCCACCGATCACCATCGGCTCGTTGGCCACCATGAAGCCGTCGATAATGAAAGTCCGTTCAATCGTCTTGTGGAACAGCTCTTCGCCGGTAATTGCCCTCGTTTGGTACTTGTGCGGGTCGAAGCCGTTGGCCTGGGCTAGACGCTCGAGAAACTTGATTGTGCAGAGTTGGCCGGACTCCCGCTTGAACGAGTCCCACTTGTATTCGCACTCTCGCTCCGAGTACTTGGGTGAACTGCTCGACCACTCCTTCCACCGTTCAAGCATTCGGGCTGATGAATCGCACCAGTGGAGGGCCATGCCGACCTTGATCCATTCGTGATAATCGTCGGCAATATCTTCGTGGATGTGGTCTAGGAACTGTAAGGCTTTGTCCACGTCATCGTTTAGCGGGTCTATCTTGGTCACGTCATAGACGGGATCCGTGAGCATGGTTTGGAGCGCGTAGAGGCCTTCCCGTTGCCCGGTTATCTCTTTAGATTCCCCCACCCGTTGTCCGGTGATCGTGAAATAACGGTTGGTCGTGGCTCCGTCGTAAAGCTCAACACCCTTCTTGTGGCTTATGGAGTCAAGGTTCGGGTTGAGCTTCCCCGCCGCTATGAGCTTTACGCCTGTCCCGCTCGGAGACTGCTCGGCGTAGGTGGGGAGCATTCCAAGAACCATCTTGGCTTGGTTGGTGAGGGTCTCGCCATGGATGCAATCGTCCAAGTCGATCCCGACCATGCCTTCAGGGAGGACGATACCGATCCCATCGAAGTCACCAACGGCGTGGGCCATGAAGGCTTCGTTGAAGCTGGTCCACGTCTCCGGGTTGGCCGTTGATGCCGCGCGGCCGTTGGTCTGCTTTGGTGGCTTGTCCCAAGATCCGTTTCGGTGTTCCCACTTCCAAACAAGCCATCGATCCATGGCCTTGAGTGATTGCGGGATGTTGTTGGGGTTAACGTCAATTCGGGTTGGCTTGTTCATCGCTTTCCTTGTACGTCTTAAGAGCTTCAAGGAAAGACTTTTGAGAGCGATCCTTTGACTCGATACGATCCTTTACCGCCACGTCGACCGTCCTAGTCGCCAATATCCTGTGAACTCGCACTTGTCCCGTGACCCCTTGGCGGTGGATTCGGGCGTTGAGCTGCAAATAGACTTCCAAGTCATCGGTAAGGCCCATCCAAGCAATGTCACGCCCGGGCCCGGCTTGCATATTGACACCGTGGGAAATCGCTTGCGGCTGAACGGCCAAGATGGGGATACTTCCTTGGTTCCACTTCTCCACAATCGAATCCGTTTCCTTGGCGTTCACAGTCCCATCGATGTAAGCAATTTTTCCAAAAGCGGTTTTGAGCCGTTCAAGGTCATGCTTGTATTGAAAAGCAATCAAGACCGGCTTTCCGTTCAACTCTTCCACAAGGTCTTTGATAGCTTCGACCTTGGCCGTGTGGATGTGGTGGACCGTTTTGTCCGCGTCATAAAGGCCACCATTAGCCAACTGCTTGCAAGCGAGATACTTCGACCCCGCATTCAAAGGGGTGAATGTCCCTGCATTCTCAAGCTCAAGAAACATTTTTCGTTCCAAGGTCTTGTAGTCCTTGAAAACATCCGGCGGGAGGTCCACCCACACGTCGTTGACCAAAAGGCTTGGTAGGTCCAAGTGATCCGCCGCGTCCATCCGAAGACAAGCATGGGCGATCAAGCTTTCAATCTCTTCCTTGGATCCCTTCAGAGGGATCCTTTCGTAGCCACTGAAGCCGCCGCGATAAAAGTACCGCTCTTGGAATCTGCTGATAGCTGTTCCAAGGGTCTCCCCTTGGTCGACAATGAACATTTGTGAGAACAGGTCTTCGATGCTCCTGGGGCTCGGCGTTCCGGTGAGGATCAAGCGTCGTTGGAAGTCGGGGATCAATTTCTTCAGTGCCTTGGTACGCTTTGCGCCCCATTGCTTGAACTTGCTCGACTCGTCGACCACTAACGTTTGGAAGTCCAGCGTCTTGAGCTTGAAATGGCAGGCCAACCACTCGACCCCCTCGGGGTTGATCAAGTAAATATCCGCCGGGGTGGCCAAGGCCTTCAATCGCTGCGTGGGCGTACCGTGAATGATGCTGACCTTGAAGTCTTGGAACTGATCCCACTTCATGACTTCCCTTGGCCAAACGGAATAGACCACCCGCAAAGGTGCAATGATTAGGGTTTTTTGGGAAAGCCCTAGGATCTTCAAGAGCCGAAGCCAAGCCAACGTAATCGACGTTTTCCCAAGGCCTGGATCCAAGAAGAATGCCCCGCCTTGTTGGCCATCGATGACGGTCCTTTGGATAAGCCATTCCAAGGCGTAAATTTGGTATTCATGGGGCACAAACTTCACTTTGTATTCCCCTTCAATACTGTGTTAAGTGTCCATTCGGCCACCGCCACGCTATCAATAACAGCCACGTAAAAGCCGAGCTTCCGAAGCCGTTCGATCCATTCCTCTTGGGCCGGACGAAGCTTCCCGCCGGGTGCCTTAAATTCGATGAAGAACATCCCTCGAGGTGTTAGTACCGTTCGATCTGGAAAGCCGTTTTTGCCATCGATGCGAAGCTTTAGGGCGTAACACCCTTTGGACTCGGCATAGGCCACGAAGGCCTTTTCAATGCCGGCTTCCGTCATTTCCGATACCTTTCCGCAACAAAACCTTCAACCGCAATCGGGCAACCACGCCCCCACGTCGGTACGGCACTCATCAGCATTTCAAACTCACTTAAATGCCACTCGGGTTGGTCGGGCACCTCGCACAAAATTTCATCGTGGATAGTCGCAATGATCGGGTATCCACTGGCTTCGACTCGGAGCATCGCTTCGGCCAAGAAGTCCCGAGCCACCGCTTGAGTCACGTTCTCTACAAGTTTTCCACCGTATGTCCTGGTGGGTGACCATTTCCGTGTTGTGCTATCGACCGCCATGTATTCGATCTGGTCGATGTAAATGGGATCCATTCGCCCTAGCTCCATACGCAAAAGGCCTGACGCTGAAGCTGCCACCCGCGTTGGCACTATGCATTCTTCAAAAAAAGTCCCATTGTGTTCACCTACTTCGATCCCCATGTCCTCAAGTCGGGTCCGCTCTTCGGGAGGGCCGTAGATGGTTCCTGTGTATCCGTCCGACCAAGGGGCTTGCACTTGCACAAGCTTTGGAGTTCGATAGTGAAGCTTTCGTCCACTCGGCAATTGGATGCGAAGCCAATCTTTCGAGCTTGTCACTTCAAGGAACCCAACTCTGTGGGGTTCCCCGCTGCGAATCGCACCGATACACGCTGTATTTAGGTTTGACCAAAAATTCTTGATCGATGGGTTGGTTTGCCGGTATGTCTTAACCACCAGCTTGGCCATCTGCATGTCCAACGTAACCTTGGCCATGATCGCGCAAGCATCGCGGAACGATTGAGCCCCCATGCCATAGCCAAGGCCAAGGATAGCCGTCTTGCCGACGTGCCGTTGGACCTTGGTAACGTCGCTGACGTCCACCGAATAGATTTTGGCCGCCATGACCTTGTAGACGTCACCGCCACCGGCAAAGGTGTCAAGTAGCTCTTGCTCTCCCGCCAGCCAAGCAAGAACCCGGGCTTCGATAGCCGCAAAGTCACAAGCCAAAAGCTTATTTCCCTTCTCAGCCCGAATGAACGAACGTAGCGAACTGCTCAAGGCCGCCATTGGCGACCCGAACAAGGGCCCAAAGACTTTGGGATCCCGCCCCGCTATGAGCCGGTGAACCAACTCGATTTCCTTGGGCGTCAATGTCCCTCGGGGGAAGTTCTGGATCTGGATCCCAGCCCCAGCCCATCGCCCCGTGGCCGCCCCGTGGTAGACCAAGTTACCCCGTACTCTCCCATCCGTTTCGCATCGCGCCAAAATGCTTTTTAGCTTCGCCGTCGATGCCAAGGCCGTGTCTTGTCGAATCTGAAGCACTTCCAACACGTCTTCGGGAAGCTCCTTGGTCATCCACTCCCGAACCGTCTCCGCCGTCAAGTCAGGCACCACCTTTCCGGTTCGGTCAAAGATCCACCGCCGCATGGCCTCCACTTGCTTCGGTGTCGTTACACTTCCGCCTGTAAGCTTGGCAAGCCTGCGTTCGGATTGTGCGTAATGCTCACTTAGCACCGCCAAAGCATCTCGGACCCCGTGTACGTCGACCGGTATCCCCCGAAGGTTAATCCGCTGGTCCAGCTTCCATAGCTCCAACTCTCGCTTCTCTAGCCCGGGTATCGCCTTGCTCAAAGCGACTTCGGCGCGTACGTCCTGCTTGCAATACTCGTAGAGCTTCAAGAGTCGGTGACGGTCGTTGTCAAAGTGACCCGATGAAAGCGGCTTGCAAAGCCTGAGCATGACCTTTCGTCCCTCGGCGTCTTTCTTGATCGGTAGGCCAAGGGCTGCCGCTGCGTCGGCCAAGGATCTTGGAAGCCCAAGAGCCGAACACGCCGCTAAAGTGCATCGCCATTGGCATTCAGGAACGTCCGGCCAACCGAAGCTTTCGTGGCATATCCAACGCCATATCTGACGCTCAAAGCCAGCATTGTGAGCCTCGATCAATTCGCCCATCTGGATGGAGATCAAGAGGTCTTTGGGGGGCTCATCACCCGGTACCCAAAAGCCCATGTCGTGCTTGGGACTACCATCCCAATAGGCCAAACAAAGGATTTCGGTAGAAGGATCCCTCGCGTAGACTCCTGCACCGCAATCCGATAGGTCCACCCTGGATCGCGTTTCGAAGTCAATCGTGATCATGTGCATCCTTTCAAAGAAAAGGACCGTTGCGGGAATCGAACCCGGTGGGCTATCGCCCACGGCCACCACTGACCCCGGTCCTGCGACTAGCCGAAGACGTCAACGTCAAAGCTTGTGTCACCGAAGGAATCAGCGTCGACTTGAACCGTAGCAAATTCCTTGTCAGCCGCTTGGCGGTTCCCGAAGCCTTCTCCGTCTCGCACTTTCCACACGTTGTTCAGCGCGAAAGAAACGCCCTTGTTTCCCGAGATGTCATAGGCAAAAGCTGTCACGCTACAAATCACGTAGCAACCGCCGTAGACGTCGCTTTCGTTGACGCATGGCATTCGATCGGGGCCGATAACCACGCCGGGCCGATCCTTCGATCGGGCCCCAATGAAGATGGAACCTTCGTAGCCGTCTTTCCCGTCTCGATCGGTGTCACCGTATCGAAAGGGGCTCTTCAAGTTCTTGGGAATGTTCGATCCCCACTTGGCCACCGCCGCTTGATTGACCGCCTTCTTCAACTCCGAAAGGTCCGCATCCTTCTTGAAGATCAATTCACACTGATACTTGGCCTCTCCACCATCGGCCATCGGCTTCGATGGCTTAAAGAGATACGGATAGCTCAAGCGGGCAATAGGCGTTACAACTCGGGTAGATACAACAGTCGACATAGGATTACTCCACCGATAAAGAGACATTAGAAAACTCGTCCGAAGCCGCCAAACGCTTGACCGCTTCACGCTTATCAGAAACCGGAACCACGGTGGTCCCGGTGTGTGGTCGCTCGACCAACGAGGTCACTAGGTCTTTGCCTACAACCTTTTCCAACTGAGCTGGGCTCAAGATGGTTGACTTGTCAATCATCTTCTTGCCGAAGCCCGCTGACTTACACTTCCGTTCAATCGTCGCGTCATCCACGCTATAGCGTCGATTTCCGAAGACGTTGACAAGCTTGAATCCAGGGACTTCAACCCCCTTTTCAAGTTGCCCGTGGGCCCAATCTTCCACCGCGTCGATGAAGGTCTTGATGGCATCCTTTTTAGAAAGGATCTTTGCCGCCATTTCTGGATCAATCTCTGGAGCCTTAAACTCCCTTTGAGCCGTCAAAAGGGTCATCTCGTATAACTCGGGACACTGAGCCCGGTGGGGGCACCATCGGCAATGATCACCCGCGTTCAACTGCGAGGGGGCTTCTTCGACGATCCGAAGGATCCTTCCTTTCAGGTCTGCCAGCCACTCGGTTGACGCTGTCCACGATCGGACCACATCATCAGGGTCATACGCCCTTGGCTGAACGATCGTGACCTGAACATCAACAAGATTCCCACCGTGATACTTGTCGCAATACAGAATCGCGTAACAACCGAGCTGGGTGTTATGCTCGGCGTCCACCATGACGCCCGCCCCGTACTTCAGGTCGATGATATGGGCTTGCCCCACGGCATCAATCGTTCCGCCAAAATCGTCAATCTCTGAGTGATCGACCCGGGATTCCACTTCGTAGATCCCTTCGCGTTCTAACACCTCAACGTAGAGACTCACGCCGTCGACCATCTCTTGATCTACTTCGATGGCGAAGCCGTCTTGCTCGTACACTCGGCCAAGGAACCCCGCCGGGTCCGCACCAGTAAGCCAGCACGTCCCCGCGATGGAGTGGGCCACGGTCCCTTGAGCCGCGTAGGCTGAAGGTGAGTCCTTGGCCCCTTCAACCAAGAGTGAGCCGGGGCACGATAGCCACCGGCTTGAGGCTGACGGGCTCAATCGGCTGTGTGTGCTACCCATGGGTGGCCAGCTCCGCATACAAAGCCGCCCTCTTTTCGGGTGGGCACCCCTTCACGTTAGGGATACCCATCTTCTTGAGGATTGCAACCAAGGCGCTTTGGCCTTTGGACTCACAAAAGTCCACCGCCTGTTGAAGCAAGATTTCCGCCGTCGTTTCCGAAGGCGTATTCTCTTCGGCTGGGGCTGGTGTTACCTTTCCCTTAGTGACCACGGGATCCGACTTGGACACAAAGCCCATCCGCCCAAGGAACCATGCTTGAACTTCCGCCGGGGCACTTACTAGGTCTTCCGCATTAACTGATACTTGCATTGCTGTTATCTCCAAAAAAAAAAACTACCCTCGCCCTTTACAAAAAACCGAACATCCACGATGCCAACGCCAGGATCGAACACCACACAATCAACCCTGACACAACAAACTCCACTATCGGAATGTCGGAGAATTTATCGTCGTCCATCACGCAGAT